ATATGCAACAACACGTTCAGCACCCAGGGCATGACCCCATCCCGCTAGACCCGCCTCTTTCTGCCCAGCAGCTCATGCAAGAAATGGATCGCTTCTTGCGCGACAAGTACCGAGGCATCAGCGTAGACAAGTTTGCAGACATCTGCGGCGTCAGCGAGGTCACGCTGCGTAAGGTGTTTGGCACCAAGGAAAGACCGCTGACCTACGAAACCCAAGTCAGAGTCAACAAAGGCTACGCACAGTGGAAAGCAGGCCGGGTGCGCGTGATGCGCCGCCCTAACGGCACGGTCTATGCCGACTACCGCAAGGAAGCCAAGCCCGTATTCATGCCCCAGATGGGGCTGAAAGTGACTCCAGGCGGCATCAAACTAGACCTCGGAGTCAGAAATCGCCACGACTACAGCAAACCAACGCTGGATCAACAACTGAGGAGCGCAAAATGATTCTGAAAGACTATCACTGCACAGAACACGGCTACTTTGAAGGCTGGAAAGACGCCTGCCCGATCAAAGGATGTGCGGGTGACATCTCTGTAGTCTTTCTCAAGCCTGTTGGCATCAAATCAGACAAGACCAAGCAGGCAGACAAGACCATCCAAGGACTTGCAGACGACTTCCACATGACTGACATCAAGTCCACCCGTGAAGGCGACAACCAGGCCGGGTACTTCACCCGCAATAACTCCCAGACGCCAAAAGAACGGGAAGAAGCACTGGCCCATGCCGAGCAGCGAGAGCCACGCCCAGGAGACGCTGCCTTGTGGGGCGGCGCGGGTGGTATTAACATGCAGTCCGTTATGGGCGGCATGTTCAAGCCTGTAAAGGATGAAAGCGTGAGCGTTGTACCCAGCAGCGTTGCCAATTTTGCTCAGCCTAGAGCCAACAGCTACGTTGCTGACCACGAAAACCTCAAGATAAGTCCGTGAAATGAAAATCCCGTCAGACAATCTGGATCGAGAGCTTTTCTACCTCGACGTCATAGAAAAGTGCCTTGTCTCACGGGAAAACAGGCGTAACGACTACAACACGCTACGCAACTGGTACTTGTTTGGTAACGGGCCGGACGAAGCTCCGGCTCTGTACAACAAGATTTACCCGCACATCGACCAGCTCACCAGCTTCGTCTACTCTGCTGAGACAACGCGCTTCAGCATCAACCTGGGCGCAGCGGTTCCCGAGACTGAGCATCACAAGATTCCGGCACTGACGCGCCTGCTCAACGATGAGTGGCTCAACAGCAATGCCGACCAAGTGTTCAGCAGCGCCGTCTCCTGGGCGCTTTGCTACAACAGCACGTTCATCAAGCTGATCGTCAACAAAGGCATCCACCCGTACATGGTGGAGCCTGCTTGCATCGGCGTGTTGCGGGAAGACTCTCAGTACATGGACAGGCAGGAAGCCATTGTCCAGACGTACTACATCACCAAGAGCGAGTTGTACTCTCGCCTGTACTCACACCCACGGCGTGACGAAATCGTCAAGCGGGTGACGTACATGCAGCATGAGCGCACAGACGTAGCCACAGGTCTTGAGCGCATCATGATGTCGCAAACAGACCCCACTCTGTACGGCAACGTCAACCTCGACCTGTCAGGACAAAGCCGCTACAAAGCAGAAGTAGCTGAGCCAACCGTCGAGATGACGGAACTCTGGCTTTGGAATGATGACACTCAGGACTACCAAGTAGTCACCAAAGCAGACCCCAACATCATCATCTATGACCGGCCTGGTGAGCAAGTTTTCATGAAAGGCGAGTTGCCTTTTATCCAAGTCTGCCCAAGCCCGCTGTATGACTATTTTTGGGGGCAGTCTGAAGTCCAGCGCTTGATCTACCTGCAGCAGCTTCGCAACCGACGCATGTCGGAAATATTAGACCTGCTCAGCAAACAAGTAGCACCGCCTACAGCGCTCATCGGATTCACGGGCATTCTTGATGAGAAGAATTTTGCTCTCAACCGTGCTGGTGGCCTGCTGTCTACTGACATGCCCAATGCCAAGGTGGAAAAACTTGCTCCCACCATTCCTCCTGATCTGTTCAAGGAGATTGGCGAGATTGACCTGATGTTTGAAGAAGCATCCGGCATCGTGAGCGTCCTGCAAGGCCGAGGCGAGTCCGGTGTGCGTTCTTCTGGTCACGCCAGTCAGCTTGCCCGCCTGGGTTCCAGCCGCGCCAAGAAACGGGCGCTGGTCATCGAAGACAGTCTTGAGAAGCTGGCCACGCTGTATCTGAAACTGATGCAGCAGTACGAGGCAATACACCTTACAGATACTGAAGGAATGCCCTTCATTGCCGAGCAGTTCACCAAGGACTTTGTGGTCAAGGTGGACGCGCACAGCAACTCACCCATCTTCATGGAAGACAACCGTCAGTTGGCGTTCAACCTGCTCAAGGTGGGTGCTATTGACAAGGAATCCTTGCTTGACTTGCTTGAACCGCCAATGAAGCAGCAACTCAAGGATCGTCTGAAAAAGTTGGAAGCCAAACAAGCGCAGATGCAGCAAACGCAACAAGCGCAACAGCCCAAAGGTGGCGCTGGCGGCGAACCTAAACTTCAACAGGTGAAGTGATGGAAAAGCAAACTGGTGTATCTACTCCACGCGCTGACCAGCCCAGAGTTCAAACTTCTGAGTTGAAACGCCTTGACAAGATGCCATCCTTGACATACCGGCAGACTGGCGTTACAAAGCCGACCAATAGGTCAACACGGGACTATTCCCGAAAGTGAGGACTAACATGTACCGGAAAGCAAAGAGGGGCCGTAAGGCTCGTCGGTGATTCCCCCGCAAGGGGATAGGGGTTGGCTGCTCACCCTGGAAAGAGTGGCCGCGTCAAAACGGAGGTAGCTATCATGGCTCGTCGTGGTCGCAAGGGCAAGCGCAAGTAATTTGCGTTTCCAGCCTCCGGGGGCGGCTTTGTAGCCCCCACTAACGGTCACTGAAATGGCTACACAGGCACCAGATCAATTACTGAAGTTGATGGCAGGAGCCAGGTCTAACCAACCTGCTGTTCCTACTGGTACTGCTGATGCGACTCCGCAAAACGCTGTTTCTGACCAGGAAACGCCGCCTATGGCGTCTCCCATGTCCACTGCTGAACCCAAGATGGGAACCCGGGAGGGTGCGCTCGTTAACATGAGCATGGCACTGGACCTCATTGAACAGTCTCTTCCTGCGCTGGGTGCTGAGTCAGAAGAAGGCAAGCAGGCCATGATGGCCATGCGGTCGCTGAACGCTCTGATTGGCCCACGCAAGAACAAGACTAACGAATTGCAGAGCGCAGAAATTCTGCAGATGCTGCAATCGCTTCCCCAGGCCGCAGGCATGTCACCCGAGACTCGGGCGATGTCTCAGCGTCCTATCCCCGGCATGCCCCCAGGTATGGGTGCGCCACAACCCGCGTAAGGAAACATCATGAATGTCTTCAAGCCCCGCGCAAACGCCACCACTCGTGCGCCTACGTCTGACAAGCAGGCCAATGGAGTTGTTTGGAATCCTCCCCGCTTTGCCCACTTGGGTGGCCTGAGCGGAGCCAGCAAGGTCGGCAAAACCGGCATGGCTGTGCAGAAGCCTGCTGACGGCCGTCGGGTAATTTGAAATGACCAAAGACCAAGAGCGCATTGAACGCTTATCCGCTCCAGTGCCTGAAATTGGGTGCTGGGTGTGGATGGGTTGCGTTGCGAATTCTGGTTATGGTCTTGCTCAATCCAACCGTCGAGGCAAACTTGTTTCAGCACATAGGCTTTCTTATGAAGCCTACAAAGGCGACATTCCGGAAGGAATGATCGTTGCACATGCTTGTGATAATCGTTTGTGTGTCAATCCAAACCATCTTTGGATTGCAACGCACAAGCAAAATTCACAAGACATGGTGAAGAAACATCGTCAAGCCTCAAAAGAAAAAGTTGGCGGTGCCAAGTTGACTGAAGAGCAAGTCTCTTTCATTAGAGAGTCTGACTTGTCGCATCGTAAACTTGGCAACATGTTTGGTGTCTCACATGCAAACATTGGGTACATCAAACGTCAACTAACGTGGACATAGAGGGTAAATCATGTCTCTTGAAAACGCTACCGCTGAAAGCGAACTCGCTGCCCTGGCGCAGCAGTTGGCCGAGAACCCGGAAACCCGCAAGGATTTCCTGCGCCTGACCAAGAAGGTCAAGCCTGATCTTCCTATCCCTGAGCTGGATATTGAAGAGCGGGCAAGCCAGGTCTACAACAAGGCAGACGCCAGAGTCCAAGAGCTTGAGACAAAACTCAAGCAAAAGGAAGCTGTTGAAGAGCTTGAGCGCCGCAGGCAAACGCTTGTCAAGAAGGGTTTGGTGGACGCGGAAGACGACATCAAGGATGTGGAGAAGCTCATGCTGGAGCGTGGCATCACAAACCACGAAACAGCAGCCGAGTATCATCGCTGGATGAAGGAGGCTGCAAAGCCGACTCCATCGGGGTACAACCCGAGCCTGTTCAAGAAGATCGACTTGAGCAAGTATTGGAAGAACCCCGTGATGGCAGCGAGAGACGAGGCGTCGAAAGCACTCAATGAACTGCGTCAGCCGCGCAGGCCCATTGGGTTGTGAAGAGGGTAGTGTTCAACTTGTTTCGGAGATAAACCATGCCTATTGGTGGCGGTATCCTCCCGGCGACTGGATCAGGCCAATACACCGAGCTGACGTACGTTACTCGGCGGGCATTCATCCCGAAGCTGGTCGTACAAATCTACAACTCCACGCCTCTATTGGCGGCACTGATTGCCAACAGTCAGACCGCTAACGGTGGTGTCAGCTCTGTCACGGTTCCCGTGCAGGGCGCTCAGTTTGTGAACGCACAGTGGTCTGACTACTCTGGTTCTTTCAACCAGCCGTCAGTCCAGCAGGGCGCTTACAACGCTGAGTTCAACCTCAAGCTGATGATCAGCCCTGTGCCTTTCCTGGGCATGGAAGGTGCTGTTCAGAATGACGCAGCCATCATCCCGCTGATCGAAGCACGGATGAATGACGCTACCAACGTCATGATGGACGCGATGGCCACCGCGCTGTACACCAACACCTCCAATGCTCAGCAGTTCATCGGACTGCCCGCTGCGGTGGATGATGGTACGGGCTCTGGCGCTGCCACCTACGGCAACATCACCCGATCCTCTACGGTCAACCCGTGGTGGCGTTCCAAGGTGTACGCAGCAGGTTCTGTCAACCCAACCCGACAGAACATCCTGCAGTACATCTCCGGCACGGTCAAGAACGGCGCAGAGGTTCCGTCTTTCGCAGTCTGCGGATTCGGCACTTGGACGCTGCTGGCTCAGGACTTCGTAGGCCAAGAGCAGTACGTCATCACCCCCGGAAGCGGGTTTGATGGCGATGCCAACGGCCCGCAGGCAGGTTTCCGCGCCCTGATGGTGGCCGGTGTTCCGGTGTATCCGGACCCGTACTGCCCTGAAGGCACCGTGTACTTCCTGAACACCAACTACCTGTCGCTCTACATCCATGAGCAGGGTTCGTTTGTGTTCACCGGGTTTGAGTCCACGCTGCCTAACTGGCAGATCGGCTACGTTGGTGCCGTTCTCATGATTGCTGAGTTGATCAACACGAAACCTAAGGCAATGACCAAGGTGACGGGTTTCAACTCCATCACTCTGTAAGGAGAATCCAACATGGCACTTGGACTCAACAAGATTCTGCTGAGCACTACGGCAGCAAACAGCGCGGGTTCGTACCTGCAACCAGTGCGGATCACCAGCATTGGTTCTGGCAACACCACGCTGATGACCAACGCTCAAAACGTTCCTGCTGGAACGTACCTGTGGCCGCAGCAAGCAAGCAACGTTGCTATTGAAATCAATCAGTACACGGGTACGGCTAATAGCTGGACTACGCTGATTGCCAACAACGTCGGCGGTTGCTTTATCTCTGACGGTTTCAACGTGCGGGCTAATGCCGTCACCGGCACCCAGGCCATCACGCTGTGGACTGTCAATGGCGGTTCTGACGTCACTGGCACCTACAACGCAAGCTGATAGGGAGGCTACATGGCAAATCCCGACGCAGTAGGTCAGAACTTTCCGAATTCGTTCGGGCGGTATCTGATCTGTGCAGCCAACACTGTCAGCGTAGGCGCACAGGCCAACGCGGCTGCTGCCATGCCGTTCTTCAGCGGCGGCTTGACCAACGGTGGTGCTATCGCAAACAGCGGTGGCGTCATCGTGCGCCAGGTCACGTTTCAGAACCCCAGCGCAGACATCAGCACTGCCAACGTTGGTATTTTGACCTCCAACGATGGCAACACCAGCAATGCTGTCGTGTCGGTGTTCAAGCTCAGCAATGTCAGTGCGGTAGGCAAGTTCCAAGATGGCAACATCGCAACTACCTACGTCAGCACTGAGATTGCAGGCAACCAAACGCAAGCGTTGTTTGTGTTTGTGTCTTCTGCTGGAGCCACCACTGGCACGGTAGACATCAGGGTTTACGGCGATACCGTGAGCTTCTGATGCGTGTTGTCTATGTAACCAACTTGAGCGACACCGACCATGCAGACAGTCATGGCGGTGTCGTCTACAAGTTCCCACAGCACATCAGCATTGAAGTTCCCGAGAACGTAGCTGCTGATCTGCTGGGTTACGGACATCCCGACAAGACAGAATTTGTGGTGAGACTTGGTTGGTGCAAGACCAGCCAAGAACTCCCGCAGGCTTTGCAGAGGCTGGAGCAATTCAGCATCACTGCTGAGCCCGTACCGTACCGCTCCTTACCCTCGGCGGTTGGCGAAGTAACCCCCTTCCCGCAAGGTCGGGGGCGAAAGGCCA